CAGAAAATATAAGTTTAGAATCTGACAAAGCCTATAATCAACGAGTAGGCACTGATACAAAGTTATATACATTAGGCAAATACCTTAATAAGGTAGAAGGAGCAATGAGTTTTGATTCAGCAGGTGACAGTTCATTTTTAAGTGCTGCTACAACATTTATTAATGGATCTAAAATTAATTTAAACACAGGGAAATCAGGTACTGTACCACAAAAAATTGACAGTTTACCTATTCAGGCGCATACTGATACCCTATATGATTCAAGCAGAGGATTTTTGGCAGCACCTGGTAAATTATTAAGTATTGTAAGCAGAGCACCTGCTCATGCCCCATGGGCTAATGCTGGACAAGGAGTCAATATAAAGGTTGATTTAAATGCAGCTGCCAATCTACCTCCTAATCCAACACCTGCTGTAGAAAATGTTAATACTCAAGCAGAAAGTGCAGTTACTTCACCACCATCTGCTCCACAGACTGCTACAATACCAAATGTACCTGCTGTAAGTAAGGCAATTGATAGTTCATCAACCAGTGCTGTTTTAGGGGTTATGGCTAAAGATGCAGCATCAGGAGTTGCCAAAAGTGCTGTACTCTCAGGAGCAGGAACTGTATTACAAAATGGAATACCTACAGCAGCTATTGGCTCTTTTGCTCAAAATCCAACACAGTTACAACAAGGTGGAGTGCTTAAACCAGGAGCGGCTAATTTAGTTAATAGTTTGGTAGCATCAGGTACATCTTTACAACGGGCCTTGCCTCCTAATATGTTTACAGGTCAAATGGGAGTTACTAACTTAACAGGGTATGTAAATAATCCTATAGCCCAATCAATGACTCAGGTAAACAATCTACAACGTTCACAACAATCATTAACATCAGCAGGTTTAATTACAGGAAAAGAATCTCCTTTACAATTAGCAGGTATGGTTATGTCTGGAGTTACACAAGGAGTCAGACAAACAACTAATGCTATAAGACAGTTTGGTCCTGCCACTCAATTAATTCCAGGATTAAGCCAAGCAACAAGTGGAGTTTTAAAAGCGGTATCAGCTGGTAATAATGCTGTCAATATGGTGAAAAATGTAACAGGAGCATTTGGAGCATTATCCAATTCAGTTAATGCTTTAGGTAAAGCACAAGGAATAGGTGGATTACTACAGGCTGCTAAAGGAGTTAGTGCTAGCGCATTTTATGCTATAAGAAGTACAATGAGACCATTAGTTCCTGGTATGCCACAGAATTTAAAAGCTTTAAGAAAACTATCAGAGGCGCAAACCGCAGTAACAGGAGCTCTTAACACTGCTACTAATTTAAATCGTTTAGTAAATGTAGCAACTAGTAGTACACCTGGATTGGCAGCAGTTACAGCAGCAGTAGCAAGTGGAATAAGTAACATGCCAGGTGGATTGAAAGGTACTGCTTCAGTTATCAATCAAGCAGCAGGAGCTATAAACAGAGTTCCAGGAACAAACGCAGTTAATACAATTGTTAATACTGCGATAAGCGCAGCATTCGGTGGTCGAGGATCAGTTCGTGTTCCAGGAGGAGCAAATGGACTTAAATCATTTGCTTTAGCTGGATTAGGACCTGCCCAAGCAGCACAATTAGCAGCATCAGTAGCAAGTTTAGCAACAGGAAATCAAATAGTAAAGCTACCAAGCATTGGGTATAATACTACAAATCGTAGTGTGATTTCACAACAGACAGTAAGTGTATTGGGGGATCAAAGAATTCCACCTCCAAATTATGCCCAAGATACAACAAGTTATTATGAACGTGAAGCTTTAAAACTTGAGCAAGAAAAGCAAAAATTAAAGGAACAACGAGAAGAATTTGACAGACAATTTTTAGTTGCAAAAAAAGCGAAAGAAAATTGGATTGAATTAGCTAATTCATTACCTGAAGGTGATCCTGCTATTGCTGAAGCAAAGGCTAAATTTGTAGAAGAATATACAATTCTGAACAAGATTGGTACGAAATAAGCAACATAAATAAAATATGAGAGAAAAATATGCCAAACTATATAGGTTTCAGTACATATAACGCTAATAAGCCAAGAACAACGAACCAACCACCTGGGGCGGATGCTGGCGTTGGTAGTATAATTAAGCCTATTGTTTATGGTAAAAAATTCCGTATGGTTGATTCGCAACTTGTCATCCAAGATTTTTTAAATGCGTTGAATATTAAAAAAGGGCAAAAAGTAGGCCAACCTGAATATGGAACAACAGTTTGGGATTTTGTTTTTGAACCAAATGTTGCTGACGTGCAATTTGCTATAGAAAATGAAATACGCAGAGTTGCTAGTTTAGATCCTAGAATGGTTTTAAATTTTGTACAAGCATATCCAAAAGAAAATGGAATACTTATTGAAGTTGAATTCGCTGTAAACCCATTTAATCAAGCATCATTTTTAAGTGTTTTCTTCAATAATCAAACAAACCTAGCAACTATTCAGCCCTAAAAACACTACTTTTTTAATAAGATAAATAATTAAAAGAGATTACACATGGCAACAAGTTCTAGGCAATCAGGTTTATTCGGGGTAAATGATTGGAAAGCAATCTACCAAACCTTTCGTGAGGCAGATTTTAGAAGTTATGATTATGAAACTTTACGTAAGAGTTTTATAGATTATTTGCGAATTTATTATCCAGAAACCTTTAATGATTATACTGAAAGTAGTGAATTTATAGCACTACTTGATGTTATGGCATTTATGGGCCAAGGGCTAGCATTTCGTAATGATTTAAATTCTAGAGAAAACTTTATTGATACTGCTGAACGTCGTGATAGTGTTATCAAATTAGCAAATTTAGTAAGCTATACTCCAAAAAGAAACACAGCTGGCCAAGGATACTTAAAAGTAACAAGTATAAGAACCACAGAAAATGTGTTAGATATAAACGGCTTAAATTTAGCAAATATTCCTATATTATGGAATGATCCTGCCAATTCAAATTGGCAACAACAATTTACATCAATTATTAATGCTACATTAATTAATAGTCAACGAGTAGGACGTCCAGGAAATATAGCCGAAATAGTTGGAATTGATACAGCAGAATACGCAATTCAAATACCGCCAAATGCTTTACCTATTGTGCCTTTTACAAGTACAGTAGATGGAATTACAATGCCCTTTGAATTAGTTAGTGTTACTAGTTTAAACGAAGATTATATTTATGAAATTCCCCCTAGTCCAGTTGGTAAATTCAATATTTTATATAGAAATGATAATTTAGGATTTGGTAGTCCAGATACAGGATATTTCTTTTATTTTAAGCAGGGTACGTTACAGTCATTCGATTTCAACTATGAGCAACAAATAGCTAATCAAACAATGGATATTAATATTCAAGGTATTAACAATACTGATACTTGGTTATATCAACTTAATTTAAACAATGGGTCAAGAATTTTATGGCAAAAAGTTGAAAATGTTTATGCTGATGCTTACTTACAAACTGAGAGTTCAAATAGAGAAATCTTTAGTGTAACTTCAAGATTTAATGACCAAGTTACATATGTATTTGGTGATGGAGTATTTAGTAAAATTCCAGTTGGACAGTTTAGAGCCTATGTTAGAGCAGGAAATGCTTTGACCTATACAATAGATCCTAGCGAAATGCAGGGTATTGCTGTAACTTTTAGTTATGTTAGTAGAGTAGGTAAAACAGAAAACATAACATTTACATTGGAATTACCTTTAGCAGTATCCACAGCACAGGCTAGAGAAACATTAGCTGAAATTAAACAACGAGCCCCAACAAGGTATTATACCCAAAATCGTATGGTTAATGGTGAAGACTACAACAATTTCCCATATACTTTATACAATTCTATTATTAAATCAAAAGCAATTAACAGATCAAGTATAGGTGTTAGTAAAAATTTAGATTTGTTAGACCCAACAGGAAAATATTCTAGTATTAATAGTTTTGGTTATGATGGGGCATTATATCAAGATGATACTGACGATTTTACCAACACAGTTATAAGCAATACAATTGAAATACGTTCATTTATCACTGAGGTTAGTACGCTTCTTGGGCAGAATGAGGCAAACCAATATTATGTTCAAAATTATCCTAGATATTCTGTGAATGTAGCAAGCGGTGACGGCACAATATATTGGCAAACAAGTACTGTAAATGCTAATTCTGAAACAGGTTATTTTTATAAAATTCTAAACTTACAGGATTATCCTGTTCCAACAGGTACCTTTAGCGACACAAGTATGAAATATGTTACTCCAGGAGCAATTTGTAAGTTTGAAGCTCCAATTGGTTATTATTTTGATAGTAATAACAGGTTAATATCAGGAATACCTTCATCAAGTGATAGAACATATTTTTGGTCTACTGTATTAAATGTTATTGGTGATGGTTTTAACAACGGAGATGGTCAATTTAGTAATGGTACTGGTCCAATTACAATGAATGGTTATATTCCAACAGGTTGTATTATAACAACAGTGATTCCGGTATTTGACAACAGGTTTAATCAAACTACAATTGATGAAATACAAAGACGTATGGAATTAAATCAGGATTTTAGTTTGGTGTTTAACAATTCATTACAAACAAATCAAAATCGTTGGAGCATTGAATTAGTCAATGATCCCGACTATTTTGTTAAATTTGTTAGTACAGGAGTAAACAGATATAGTGTAAGTTATAAATCATTAAAGTATTTGTTTGGAAGTGTAGCGGATACACGTTTTACATTAAGTCCAAACGAATTAGTATATGATCCATTTACTGGCAAAATTTTACAAGATTATATTAATATTCTTAAAATTAATAATCAACCTAATTCAAGCTATCCATTTGGTTATGACATTAAAGTTAATATTGTTGGACAAACAGTAGAAAGTGACGGATATATTAATGATTTTGAAATTGAAGTAGCTAGCACTGATGTTAATATTAGAACCTTAATTATTAATCCTGATTTTTTTCAAGAAGTTACTGGATATGTAACAGGTGGTAGCAATGTTGGAATTTATACATTTTTTGAATTAATTGAAGATCCTATTAACTTATCACGTTACCAACTTATTCCTAGTGCGGATGTAGTATATGTTTACAGCACTATTACACAAATTGAAAATGTAAAATATGATTATCCATTGGGTCAATTATTTTATGCCTATACTGAAAATAAATTTTACAAATCAGTGCAAGACAATACGGTAACAACACCATTGTACATAATGGTTGAGCAAGTTCAATATAGAATGAGTCCAGGTAGACAGGGATTAAGTTATCAGTATCGACATAATAGTAATAACACAACAAGAATTGACCCTGCCACAACAAATATTATCGATTTGTATGTTGTCACACAGAGTTATTATACAGCCTATCAAAATTGGATACAAGATACGACTAATACCATACCAGAGCCTAATTTACCTACTATTACTGAATTATCTAGTAGTTATGGACAATTAAATGATTATAAAATGTTAAGTGATAATATTGTACTTAATAGTGTAATATTTAAACCATTATTTGGTCCAAAAGCAGCAACTAATTTGCGTGCTACAATAAAAGTGGTAAAAGCGTCAAATACAAGTGCTAGTGATAGTGAAATACGCAGTGCGGTGTTAACAGCTATGAATAATTATTTTAATATTAACAATTGGAATTTCGGTGACACATTTTACTTTAGTGAATTAAGTGCCTTTCTTCACAACGAAGTAGGTGAATTAATAAGTTCCGCGGTATTAGTATCAAATAATCCTACCCAACCATTTGGAGATTTATATGAAATAAAATCAATGCCATATGAAATTTTTGTAAATGCTGCTACAGCAAATGATATTCAGGTTATTCCTGCTTTAACACAGGCTCAACTACAGATTAGATAATATATGACAAGAATAAGAACATTAGAATTTTTACCAGAGATATTTCAAACTCCAACCAATGCACAATTTTTAAGTGCCACATTGGACCAATTAGTTAATCCTCCATTAACACAAACTATCCAAGGTTACATAGGTAGTAGATTGGGTTATGGTATTGATGCTAAAAATTACTATGTTACTGAACCTACAAAAACACGAACTGATTATCAACTTGATCCAGGTGTAGTTTTTACAAAACCAAACGAATCAACGGCACAAGATTTTATAAGTTATCCAGGAATAATTGATGCTATCAAAGAACAAGCTAACATAACAAGCAACAATAGTCAATTATTTGAAAGCCAATTTTATTCTTGGGATTCTTTTACTAATTTAGATAAGATTATTAATTATAATCAATATTATTGGTTACCTTCTGGGCCACCTGCTGTAGAAGTAAGTGCTGATACTGTGTTTGAAACAGAAACATATGATGTTTTAAACACACCAAATGCCTTTAGTATTAAAGTAAACAATGTTGTAAATAGTAATCCTACATTGACCTTATTACGCGGTGGAGTTTATGAATTTGTTATAGATCAAGATAGTCCATTTTGGATACAAGGAATTCCAGGGGTAACTGGTATAAATCCTACCCCACCTTATATAAACACAAGAGATGTTTTAGGGGTTCAAAACAACGGTATTTCAGTTGGAAGCGTAATATTTCAAGTACCTGAAAAAGACGCACAAGATGAATATAATTTACCTGGTAATAACTTAGTTGATATAGTTTGTACAACCCCTTATAGTTTAATTAATGGACAAACACTTTCTTCAGTAACCAACATTGATGGTGTAACAGGGTTAGAAGGTTTAAGGGTTATCTTTTATAATACAGGTGTCTATGATGAGACTGTAAATAGTAACTTTTATCGTATAACGTATACAGGCAGTCCAAGTAATCCTATTATTACTTTGGTCACAGATGGCCTAATTCCAATTAATGAAAAAATAACTGTATCTTATGGTACAGAATACATAGCAAGGACATTATTTAAAGATGGTTTTGGAACAATTACTTTAGTTCCTTATTTAAGTTCACAATTAAACACATTATATTATCAGGATGGTAATAACCCAAGTAAGGTTGGTGTAATACAACTTATTGAAAATAACCAACTAAATGTCATTAATGTTGACACTGAAATACTAGGTCAGGTTAATTACACATCAAAAAATAATGTGGTCTTTACAAATGGTTTAAAAGTAATCTTTGATGGTAATGTTTTTCCTCCTAGCTATTTACAGGGAGAATATTATGTTGAGGGTGTAGGTACCTCTATTTCATTAATTCCAGCAAGTGAATTAGTTGTACCAGAAAGTTTCACAACAAGTGAATATATACCTTATGATATTTTACCATATGATATAGGTAATTATGATAGTAACCTATATATTCCAAGTACTCAAGATTATATTACAATTGCTAGAAATGCTATAAACTTAAATCCATGGTCACGCAGTAATCGTTGGTTCCATATAGGTGTTATTCAAGCCTCAGCAGAATATAACAATGATCCCACAATCATAACAACATATGGTACTTACGATAATAAAGCAAAACGTCCTATTATTGAATTTTACCCTAATTTAAAATTATTTGATAGTGGTACATTTGGAATTAAACCAATAGACTTTTTAGACTTTAGAACTACTAACGCATTTAATCAAGTTCAAGGACAACAAACTTATTATCCTGATGTACAAGTTTACACAGAGCCTACTGCCACAATAGCTAGTGCAACGACTACTACAAGCACAACTGTTACCATAGCAAAAACTGATGTTACAGGAACACTAAACGTAGGTCTTTATATTACAGATAATGAAAATATATTACCAACTAATTCTCAAATTAGTGAAATAAACACTACTACGAGTAATTATGTTCTCACTGTAATATGGGAAGATCCAACCTCTTTTACAGGGGATACTAACCTTTCATTTGTTTGTACTCCAAATACTACAAATGGGTATGAATTATTCCCTGGTGCTAAAATTATTTTTGCTAATGATGATGAACTAAGTGTAAGAAATAAAGTTTATGAGGTTAATTTTTCGTCTATTACTCAAGGTTCAACGCCTGTTATTACATTAGTAGAAGCAGGATATGGTAATTTAGAAATTAATGATCAAGCTGTTGTGCTAAGGGGATACCAAAATCAAGGTAAAAGTTTTTATTTTAACGGGATAACATGGGATGAGGCACAACAAAAATTAAATGTTAATCAACCACCTTTAT